ATGAACTCATTGCTACTCGAAATGAAAATGAAGGAGCGCGGAAAAAGCCAAGAATATATGGCAAATGTATTAAACATGGCTCCTTCAACATATTATAGAAAGAGAATCGGTGAAAGTGAATTCACAAGACGAGAATTACAAGTAATTAGATTTGAATTAGATTTAACAGCAGAAGAATTTGATGCTATTTTTTTTAGAGATGTACTTACGCAAACGTAAGTTTAGAAAGGAGAACACATTATGGAAAATAAAAACTTTTGCGAATCGCTTGATCCAATTGAAAGAGAATCATTTCTAGAGAAATTGAATGATTGTAATGACATTGAGTATTTAAAGAAGGTGATTGAAGTTTGTAGAAGCAAGGCAATTTATTTGGCATTAAAAAAAGAAGGCCTTATTTAACCTTCTTAGAGTTATTGAGTATTTTATTAGCATCTTCAATCATTAATTCAGCGTTAATTACAGCCATTGTAGAGCTGATAAAAGCTTTTAATTGATTTATATCGTATTCTTTAAAATGTTTCTGGTAATGTGTTTCATCATTGCCTAGCCATGTGGCTGCTTTAGCTAATGTTTTTAATTGAGTGTTATCTATATAGTTGTTAATCACTTGTGCAAGTTGTTCTGAAACTATCTTATCCTTATCTGCTGAATGTTTATAAATAGCATAGTCTTTGATTAGAAATTCTAATGACTTTCTATATCCCATTCCACATATTTGGTCTAATTTAGCTTTCTCAGCTTCTTCTGCTTGACTGAATAAAATCTCAAAATTAGGAGAGATCTTATTTATGGATGAATATACAGTCATCTTGGTGAATTTAGGATACATATCGTACAGTTCAGTGTATCCATCATCATAGCTTAAACAACTATAGAAAACGGATTTGCAATAAGGGCAGTACATTAAGAGGTAAATAAAAGAATCTTCATTCTCATCCTCATTATATACCGCATAAAGAGGTTTGTTCATTAATCCAGTATTGCATTTTGGGCATCTTGATGGTGAATTAATTGCCATATAGGTTGTGTCCCCACCGATTTTATTTACTTTAATATTATGTTTCATTATAGCACCTCACATCTTGGTTAAATCATACCACAAATAAACATTAAAAATACTACCAACGACTACCATGGAAAGGAGGAAAACGCATGGCAAAGACATTATTAGGATACAAAGACGTGATGTCACTAGGAATCAACAAAGTAATGGCGTATCGAATGATTCATATGGTTCAGGAATCCGAGGAATACAAGAGTTCAAATGTATCTAAGGTTATTTGTGGTGCCAAACAGGTTCCTATCAGTATGTTTACCAACGTTTTTCCTGAATTCAAAAAAGCATGTAAGGAGATGTGGGGGTAAACCAATTTACATTGTGCAGCATCATAGAAAGGAGAAATTATATGAGAAAAGAAGAATTAGATACCTTGTTAAGTATGATTTCAAAATTGAAACCGCATGAATGGAATCAGATTGTGCATTATGTACAAAAAAAGTACTCTTCCAAACAGGCAAGTGTACCTATGCCAAGTATGGAAGAGTTGAGTGACTACTCTGCTAATCTCGATTTCCCTGGGCTTATGAAGTCACAATCTGAAGGAGAAATTTAAATGGAAGAAAATAAAGTAAAAAATCTTATTAACGCTTTAAATCTAGTGAACGAACAAATGGTACAGAAAAAAGAAATAAGCACAATATCTGTTGCCGTCAAGCTTGAGGGTTTGGATCAGATAAACGAGGAACTTGACAAAGTGCTTAACAAATTAGAAAAAGCCAACTCATTGGCAGATGAATTGGCTTCAAAAATTAAAGACTTATGTTCAAAGTAATCTCAGATTTGCAATGTGGGCAGACATTGCTACCTGAAGAAGCTTTAAAGGTATTGCCACATTTAGGGCACTTTACGTCAATGCTTAGATTATTGACTTGACTAGCAAGGTTTCTCTCTAAAGATTTTTGTAAGTCACACTCAAGTCTACGCATATCTGATTTACTACCGATATTGTACTTTTTAGTCATTTGCTACACCTCCTTTCAAAAGAAGATTGTAGCACATAGAAAATCAGAAAAAGTATGCTTGCAGCATACAAAGGAGAATGAACATGAGCTTAAAAGTAGAACCCAAACAGGTTGATATTACAATCGACAACTATCAAAGAATCGAAAAGTTAAGCCAGGAGCTTCATGAAATGTTCGTAGACGGAGGCTTTAATATGGCTTTGGTAGAACAAAAAGAAGCTGAACTTCACAATGAAATCCAGCTTTTAAAGAAAGTAAAGATTAGTGTAACTCTTACTTAACATTGATGCTAATTCCGCATCTTAAGAAGTGCATATAAATACAGAAACTCTCTGTGCAGCACTTGAGGTGTCATTTCAAGCATAGAAAGGAATAGATTCCATTAGTGCTCATTGCTATCGTCAAGAATCATGGTTCTAGCGCTACCTACAAACATTCGCAGAATCTAGATTCTAAAATATGAGGTCCCCTTATCATACTGACATGGCAAAATCTGAATGACATGAAAATATCTCTTGTTCGCAAATCAAAAGAAATAGACGCTGTTTTGTTTTTATCATAAAAGAATGAGGTGAAGAATCGCCTCCAAAACTAATTATTGCTCTAATATCTAAAAATTAATCGGACAAAAATGTTCGCACACAAAACAGTAACCAAATCATGTTGATCAGTAAGAAGTGGCACCTCAAGTGCTGCACCAGAACGGAGTAGAACATAGTAAAACGTAGTAGAACGCAGTAGAAAGGAGTAGAACATGCAAGAATTATTACCTATTGGAAGTGTCGTGGTTCTTAAAGAAGGAACTAAGAAGTTGATGATCATCGGTCGTCTTCAACAGAATGTAAAGACAAAGAATCTCTATGACTATGCAGGATGTCCATGGCCAGAAGGCTATATGGATAAGGAACATTGCTACGTATTCAATCACGATGATATTGATCTTCTTTATTATCTAGGAATGCAGGATATAGAAGAGTTCAATTTCAGATTCAAATTGGATGAAGCAATCGAAAAAATAGAAAGTGAAGGATTTAAACATGCCAAAAGAAAATGTATCGACGAAAGCAAAGACTAAACAAGCGGAGGCTGTAATGGAGAATCAATTGGAGATTCCTGATTTCAAATTTGGACAACCAGTCAACAAACAACCGGAAGTGAATGTTCAGGTTGTATTCGAAAAGGGTGGAATCAGCAAAGATGAAAAGGATGATTTATTCATTATGTATGCATTCGCAATCATCATTACAGTGTTGAACTTTATCTTATTGTACAAACAAGTGTGGTAAAGAAAGGAGGTTCCTATGGAATTTAATGTAAAAAAAAAGACCACTCATGTGAAAGTGGCCAAACAAAAAATTAACAACTAAATTATAACAAATAACTCAAATCTTGCAACCTGGGTATTGCCAAGTGACGTGGTCTGCTAAAAAATATATTTCTTTAACGGATTGATGATATTTCAATACTCCTATCCTACTCAATAAAACACGTTATAATTGCAAGCACGTCAGAAAAAAATCCATAATTGTAACTCGTAAAACTTCCTAAGATAAAGCAAAAACAATGGTTCGAATTTAGGCTATCAGCAGACTGCGATATCCAGGTTGCAGGGTTTGAGTAACAGATAAAAAGGAGAAAATCAAAAATGAAACAGTTCGTATTAAAAAAGAACGGAAATGAATTCGATGAAGAGTCGAAAAAATATAATGCAATGAATGACAAACTTAATGAGTTGTATGAAAAGCTACAAGGTGATGTATCAGAAGAAGAGGGTGACGCAATTATAGAAGAATTTCAAAATCTCATTAAGAATTGCGGAGCAGCATTTGAATTGAGAGTGATTCCTGGATTCGATAGTCCTGTTGTAACTGGTGAATCCAAAGCCGGCTCTTTGATTTTTGGAATTACCACAAATATGAAGCCTGATCTAATCACCGAGTGCTTCAAAGCGTGTACGCAGGCTTTTTCCAAAGAGCTTGAAAGACAAATCAATATGAACAAAACAGGTAAGCACAATGTCCATTAGAGCAGGTAGATACAACACGAAGCTGCATAAGTATGAAGATGTTCTTCTTCCTGATGAATGCAGAACGTATGAAGATGATATGGAAAAGATGGTGCCATGTGCACAATGTGGAAGAATGTTCAGATTTGGTGAGATGTACACCTCAAGAGAAGTACATACTGCATATGGATTCGGATATGCGGTCTGTGTAGAATGTTACGATGGCGAAACGGACAGATTTCTAAAAGAGCATGAACCATCCAAGGAGGAATAGCGATGCCATTCTTTAATGATATCGACGATTGGAGAGAATGGAACGACAACCGTTATATAGATGATTCTGGTGAACCAGAAGAAGAAAGAGAGGATGAATCAAATGAAGATGAAGAATGTGATCAAGCATAAATTACCAGCTACTCATGAAGAGTGGCTGGATAATCGTCTAAAAGGAATCGGTGGATCTGATGCCGGTTCTGTTCTAGGCATGAACAAATACAAATCGGCTTATGCACTATGGTGTGAAAAGACTGGCCGAATCCATAAGAACATTGACAATGAGCGTATGCGATTTGGTCGAGATATGGAGGATTATGTAGCAAAAAGATGGGAAGAAGAAACTGGCAAGAAATGCCGGAAGAGTGGATTCTCATTCCAATCTGTAGATCATCCGTTCATGTTGGCCAACGTTGACAGATTGGTTGTTGGAGAGGATGCAGGTCTAGAAATCAAGACAACGTCTGAATACAACAAGGATATGTATCAGAAGGGAAATATTCCGCCTCAGTATTATGCACAGTGTATGCATTATATGGCAGTTACCGGCCTTTCTAAGTGGTATATAGCTATTTATATTCCTGGAGTCGACTTGTATTGCTACGAGGTCATTAGAAGTGATGAAGAAGTCAATGCATTGATTGAGGCAGAAGAAGAATTCTGGAACTGTGTTGAGAACGACATTGAACCGCCAATCGATGGTTCGGATTCCACTGCACAAGCAATCAGTGAACTTCATCCAGTGGAAAATGATGAAGACAACATTGTGGATCTAACTCCATTGCAGACGGAACTGGATGCTTTGCAGATGGTCAAAGATAAAATCAAGGAGCTTCAGGATATTCAAAAGAAGCATGAGAATGAAGTAAAGAACTACTTAGGTGATTCTGGTATCGGAACATCCGACAAGTTCAAAGTTACATGGAAAACATCGGTATCAAATACATTTGATACTAAAGAATTCAGAAAAGATGAGCCTGAACTTTATGATCAATACTTAACACAAAGAAAAATGAGAAGATTCTTAGTCAAAGAACAATAGGAGGATAAATATTTATGACAACAACAAATCAACAAGGAATGATTGCAAAGACGCAGTCGAATAAAGTGGCCAAAAAACAGCCACAAACAATTAAAGACTATATTTCTGTGATGTCAGGAGAAATCGCAAAAGCATTGCCTAGTGTGATGACTCCAGAACGATTTACACGAATCGCATTGTCTGCAGTATCTAATAATGCCAAGCTAGCATCATGTACTCCACAGTCCTTCTTGGCTGCAATGATGAATGCAGCACAATTAGGACTGGAGCCAAACACTCCGTTAGGACAAGCCTATTTGATTCCATATGGCGGAGCTTGTCAGTTCCAGATTGGCTACAAAGGATTGATTGACCTGGCATATCGTTCAGGCGAAGTCAAGATGATTGATGCGCAGGTCGTTTATGAAAATGATGAGTTTGAGTATGAGCTTGGCATGGATCCAGTACTTAAACATAAGCCTGCAAGAACAAATCGAGGTAAGCCAATCTATTATTACGCTACATTCAAATTAGTGAATGGTGGCCAAGGATTCCAGGTCATGTCGTATGAAGATGTTCTTGATCATGCGAAAAAATATTCAAAATCATTTTCGAGTGGACCATGGAAAACAAACTTTGATGAAATGGCCAAGAAGACAGTTTTGAAGAAGTTGCTTAAATATGCTCCTTTGAAGACTGAATTCGTTAAGCAAGTGAATACAGATGAATCAATCAAGACAACGATTGAAGAAGATATGACAGAAGTTCCAAACGAATTCTTTGATGCAGAATATCAGGAACAACCTGGTGAAGATCCAGTGACTGGAGAAATCAAAGAATAATGCGTTATCAGTTTGTAGTACCAGGAGAACCGGGGTCCAAAGGAAGACCTCGATTCTCTAATCGTGGTAAGTATGTAAGTGTGCATACACCACCTAAAACAGTTGAATATGAGAATCTAGTGCGATTAAGCTTCATGGAACAGTGTGGCACTCCAAGCATGCTGGAAGGGTCCCTGGAAGTGAAGATTTTCGCGTATTTCTCGCCACCTAAGAATGTATCAAAAGTGAAAATAAATAAGATGCTCGCAAATGAAATCCAACCACAGAAGAAGCCAGATTCCGACAACATTGCAAAGGTTGTACTGGACTCTTTAAATAAAGTGGCTTTCGAAGATGATAAGCAAGTATCAGAATTGCATGTCTTCAAGAGATATGCGCAGAAACCATGTGTGATGGTTGTTATTAACGAAATCAAAGAATCAGAAGAATAGAAAGGAGATTGCTTATGTCGGAAATCAAGGATAATAGCAAAGTTTATTATTGGATCAAGTTGAAGACTGATTTTTTCGAAAGTGACGCAATCGATTTTCTTTTATCTCAGGAAGACGGATGTAAATACGTAACCCTATACATTAAATTGTGCACCATGACATCAAATACAGATGGTGTTTTAGCCTCAAAAGTAGGCGACATGATGATTCCATACACTGTCGATAAAATTGCACGTGACACAAAGTTTTTTTCCGCAGACACAGTCAGAGCGGCCCTTGAATTATTCCAGAATTTAAGACTGATTGTAGTGTCTGAGAACAATGTGATGAAGATTGCAAATTATGAATCGATGATTGGATCAGAAACCGGATGGGCACAAAAAAAGAGATTGTATCGTGAAAATAAGAAGAAAAATCCGTCTGAAAAAAGCTCAAAAAAAGGCTCAAAAAGCACTCGAAAAACGAGCTCAAAAACAGAGAAAAAATCGAAGGACAAAGTAGAGGACATTGTCTCGGACAAAAAAAGGACATTGTCCGATAAGAGATTAGAGTCTAGAGATAAGAGTCTAGAGTCTAGAAATAAGTCAGTCAGTAGTCAGAAGTTAGATAGTGTGGCTGCGTCAAAAAGTGCAACAAACGAAAATGTGCAGACTGACTGGACTGACTGTTTTGTTAAACCGTCCATTTCAGAAATCGTGGACTACATCCAGGAACACAACTTGAACGTAGATGCCAAAAAGTTTTGGAACCACTACGAATCTACCGGATGGAAGACAGGCAAAGATCCTATCAGGGACTGGAAAGGGCTTTTGAAGAAGTGGAGCAAAGCGGAACGTGAAGAAGATAATCCAGGAATCGGAGCAATCCAGCTGGATGAGAAATTCTATGCTAAACCAGTCCAAATGTCAGAAGGGCAACTGCATAGCGAATTAGTGCAGCTGCGGAAAAAACTCAAAAATGGAGAACTGTGAAAATGAAAACTAAAAAACAAACCGAAAAACAAGAACTCAAATACGCTCCTGGTGATAAAGTCGTTTATCACTGCGCCGGAGTGGACAGAGAAGGACTTATCGCATACGTTGACGATTCAGACAACGTAGCACCATACCGAATCAACGGCATGAATATTCGTGAATCGGATATCGTCGAAAAAGTAGCAAAGCGACGTGGAAGACCTGCTGTCAAAAAGCAAGTCGAAGAAAAAACGGAGGTCGTAGTCAATGCAGAGCCTGAACCAAAGCCGGAAGAAACTCAGGTGGTTGAATCCATCCAGGAAGAAGAACCGCTTCAGGAGTCATTGTGCAACGAAGGTCATGAGCAAGAGCAGGAGACTGAGCCAACGCTTGTCGAGAAGTATCAAGCTTTCAAGAGCACGATCAACATGGCGGAATTCAACGGCCTGGTCGACTTGGTTACTGCAGACACGAAAAAGATGCGTCAGATGATGGCCGAATCTATGCAGGCAATCGCGAATGATTGCGGATTGAAAGTGTGAGCCTATGCAAGATATCAACAGAGTGGTTCTGATTGGCCGATTGACACGTGATCCAGAACTCAGAAAGACACAAAGCGGAACAAGTGTATGTTCGTTTACCTTGGCAGTCAATCGAAGGCAGAACCAGGACGGAACGCAAGATGCTGATTTCATCAACTGCGTTGCATGGAACAAACTGGCCGACAACATCCAACTGTACCAGAAGAAAGGTAATCAGCTAGGCATTGAAGGCCGAATTAATACACGCTCATACGACAACCAGCAAGGGCAGAAAGTTTATGTTACAGAAGTCGTTGCAGAGAATGTAGAGTTTTTGACACCTAGAAATGATTTTAACGAACAAAACACTCTAGGAGTTACAAATACCTATGGCACTCAAAATTACGCTCAGAATCAATCGTATGGAACTCAGACAAAGAATTACAGTCAATCGAATGTGCAATATGCGCAAAGCTTGACTCAACAAGCCGAAGTAGATGCTCTTGAGATTGCATCGGATGACCTTCCGTTCTGATGAAGAATGGCGAAGTTTTAAAGGAGAAAAAACAAAACGAGGAAACATTCAAAACACTTGAATGGATTTTCTCAAAAGACAACAAGGAGGAAAAGTAATGAAAGACTCAGAACTACGCATGATTGAGACAATGCTAAAGAAACAAGCTAAGCTAGATGAAGCAATTATGAAGGAATACGGATTAAAAGAGATTGATGAAGAGAAGTTGAGCTTTGCAATCCTAGATGAAGTCGGTGAGTTGACTCACGAACTCAAAGCCAACTGGTGTTGGTGGAAGAAAACGCAAGCGCCTGTTGACAAAGAAAAGGTTTTAGGCGAGTTAGTTGATATTTGGCATTTTGTGCTAAGTTGGCAAAATCACTTCATGAGTGGGGAAGAAGGCTTAAGAAAAGAAAAAGTAATGGTTGAAAACATTAAGCAATATGTTTGGAGAATGAAAAACATAAAAAAAGAATTTGTTTATGTTTTAACAGATTTATCGTCTTTTACAGATATTAGAGTTGAAGCACTTATCGCAATTACAGAATATTTAGGCTTCGAGGTTGAACAAGTTTATGAAGCTTATTGTAGCAAGAACAAAATCAACTATCAAAGATTGAAAGAAGGTTATTAAGATGTGGATTAGAACTCAGAACAAGTATATATTAGCAAATGCTAATTCATTTAGAATCTGTAAAGACTGTATTGATGATTGGGTTTATTACGCAATTAATGGACACTATGATAGATACGAACAAGAATTAGGTATTTATTCAAGCAAAGAAAAAGCGTTGAAGGTTCTAGATAGAATTGAAGAACTTATTGAGAATCAGTGCGGATTAACATTCTATATGCCAGCGGATGAGGATGTTGAAGTATGACAGAAAAAGATTTAAGGAGAAATAAAATAATTGAAGAAAGAATTGAAGAAAGAATTGAAGAGATGATTCAATTATATGAAGTATATATTGAGCAGAACAAACGAATTATCGAATCAAAAAAAGTTGAATTAAACAAAGTATTAAACACGGGAAAGTATGAATGTAGTGCAGGATACATCGAATCAATACAACAATATGCAAGAGATATTGATTGTTATGAAATATTTATTGAATCGTTAGAATATGCAAAGACAGGAGAAAGAAAATGAATGAATACCAATATGCGTTCGATAAACTGTTAACTCTAGATTCTCCTGATGTTGAACAAATTGAACAATTGGAAGTGCGTGGTGCAGACTATTATCACGAGTTACTTGATACTTTATACGATCTCGTTGAAAAAGAAACAGCAACACAACCTGACATCGAAGGTGATGGATATTACAAAGGAGAACTTGTGTATGATACATGGATTTGTCCTCGGTGTGGCACTAGATATGAAATCGATTATGACGAATATGAGTATTGTCCGAAGTGTGGCCAACATATTGATTTGGATAGCTTAGAACAAATTACGAATTACATCGTCAAATTAGAACGTGAGAATTTTGGGCTAAAAGAGTATAAGAAACACCAAGAAAAAGCAAACGAAAGAAGATATCACACTGGTGATGAATCATGGCACAGAGGGTCAGTTGTCGCAAAGAAGAAGTAGGTGGTTAAATTGAACAAATTAAAAGTAAATCAAATGTTGAATGACTTGAAGTCAGCAAATTATTGCTGCCATCGAATAATTGAACTGAACGAAGAACTAGAAGTTCTGAATCATAAAATGCTAGGGCTTAGTCATAATCCAATTAGGTTGACAAAGGAGCAGGAGAAATCAAATGCTCCTATGCCGACCTTTCATGGTTCTTATACAAGTCCTTTAGGAATGATGGAGGAAGAATCTCAAAAGGTGGCAGAAATAAACTATTATCGTAGACGTTTGAATGAATGTAAAGCGATAGAACTTCTATCTTTGCGTGATCAGAATATTTTGTTTGATCTATACTTTTGGAATATGAATGCATGGGATGTTGCAGAAAAATATGGTTATACAAAGAACGGAATGTACAAACATATCCGCAGAGAAATTGGTAAATTAGTTTAATTGACGTTGATAATGTTCATATAGGTATTAGTGTTTAAAAGAAGAGGTGGTACAATAATGTTGATTAAAAGAGGGTATGTCATGAAAAAAGAAACACTTACATTAAGGTTTAAAGGCGAAAATGACATTGATATAGAAACATTATCTAAGTCGCTAGACTGTGTTGTTGCGGTTTTAGGTAAAATTGCTGATTCGTCAATAAGCGAAAATGATTTTTGTAAATTTAAAGTAAAGAATATCGAAAAAGGTAGCTTTATGATAACGATAGAGCAGATTGTTGAAATGGCCGCTGTATTATTTCCATTGATGCCACCTATCCTAGAATCGTTTAATAGTATTGTTGAACTGAAGAAAAATCTTGGTGGACAAATGCCTGCAGAAGTAATTCATGAAGGGAATAATACTATAGTCAAGTCTTGTGTTGGTAATGTAACCTATATTGATAACAGAACATATAATCTTTACACAAGAGATTCCTCAATAGAAAAGTGCTTATCAGAATTATCAAGAACTATTTCAGAAGATGGTGAGCGGACAGGCTTTTCTATCGCAGTTACTGAAGATAAAACTGTGAAGACTGTTGAAATGGATAAAGAAGATTTAATGAGAACTAGGAATCCTATTGATGTTGAATCACTAAATGGTGATATCACCGAACAAGAAGCTACAGGAGTACTAACTGTTCGGAAGCCTGATTTATTAGGAAACAGTAAATGGCAGTTTAAATTCCTTGGGAAAACAATCAATGCAGATATTGAGGATGAGAATTTTTTGAAAAAAGTAAAGGAAAAAGAGATTAGCTTTCCACTAGTATCAAAATTGAATGCGAAAATGCGAGTAAGATTAAAGAATGGTGATCCAATCAGTTATACAGTTATTGAGGTAAAAAGTTACGAATAATGCATTTTGTCCCCTAGTGGACAAGAATTCCGTGGTAAACTAATATCATAAGAAATTATGTCAAGACAGAGGTCTTGGCTTTTTTTATGCAAGAAAGGAGGTGTTCCATGCCAGGAAGAGAACTAACAATCAAAAAATACAATCTAGATTTATATGATCCATATGAAACAGACGGTCCATTTGAAATGCCAGTAATTAAAAAGACACTTCATATTCCTAATGAGTTAATTGGATTCAATGAAGCAATCTCTTCAAAGAATTATCAATTTGGAATTCATATGTTTATTGATGATTATCAGTTTGAGCGCATTTGGAACACTCCCGAACGATATGTGAATGTTTTAAAACAGTATGACTGTGTTCTTACACCAGACTTTTCTCTTTACATGGATATGCCTAGAGCTATGAAAGTATGGAATATCTATAGAAGCAGACTTATTGGGCAATATCTTCAGAGTCAAGGAATATGTGTTATTCCAACGGTTTCCTGGGCAGAAAGAGAAACATACACATTCTGTTTTGATGGTATAGAACCGGGAGGAGTTGTAGCAATTTCAACTATTGGATGTATCAAGGATGAATTTGCTAGATCAATTTGGAAAGATGGTGTAGATTACATGATTGATAAACTTAAACCCACTGCAATTCTAATTTATGGCCAATCTATTGAACATGATTACAAAGGCACAAAAGTTATTTATTATAAAAATAAAGTCATAGAGAGGGCAAGAAAGCATGGGCGGTAGAGGAGCAAGCAGTGGTGTCAGTGAAAGTGGAAACCCTTATGGGAGTGAATATTATACAGTTTATCAAAGTGGTAATATTAAATTTGTAAAGCAAACTAATGCTAGTAATGCTAAATCTCCAATGGAAACAATGACCAAAGGGCGAGTATATGCCACAGTAAATGATAAAGATGAAATTTCATCAATTTCTTATTATGACAATTCTAATAAATGCACAAAACAGATTGATTTAACACATGAGCATCAAAATATGAAGCCACATACTCATCATGGATATTATCATGCAGAGCGTGATGGGAAAAAGGGCGCGGCAAAGCTGACTACAGAGGAGAGGAAAATGGTTGACCGTGTAAAACGGTTATGGTTAAATAAAAATAAGAAAAGGTAGTCGTATAGGGGTGATTACACTTTGATGTATGCATATCACCAAACGATATGCACTGAGGAAACCTCCGTTCGAATCGGAGCGCCTTTTCGATTTGTTAAAAAATATCAGTTTAAATTTTAAACGCTATCTAAGCATCTTGTTAATTCAAGGTGCTTTTTTTATACATGAATAAGGAGGAAATTTACTTATGGGTGGAAGAGGACAATATGTAAATCGGGGGGGGGGACAGTTGGTTTAACTGTTACCACAGGAGATGGAACTGTATTTGAGTATAGGCAAAAAGGGAAGAAAGTATTTTCTTTTTCTGGGGCATCATTTGCTGATAGTGGAAGTAGGGAAATTCCTAGGACCTTATCCGATATAGCTTCTAGGGCAAAATCTATGGGTTATAAAGTACAAAAGCTTACAAGCCGAGATTTAGCTAATAAAGATTCAGAACAACGTCGTCGAAAAAGACAAATAGCAAAAGAAGTAGATCGATTGTGGGTAAGAGGAGCTGGCTCACCAAGAAAAGGATGGAAAGGGCATTAAGACAGATATTTAATTTCAAAATAATGAAAGGAGGAATTCTATGGCTAAGTTGACTGAAAAGCAAAAGCTTTTTTGTGAGAAGTATTTGATAACGATGAACGCAGTGGATGCTTATTTGGAAGTTTATAAGAATTGCAAGAGCCGAGATAATGCATCAAAGCATGCATCCAGGTTATTAGCTTTACCGCATATCAGAGAATATGTGGATGAGTGTCTTGAGAAAGCGCACAGTAACAATGTGGCAGATGTTCAAGAAGTCATGGAATACCTCACAAAAGTAATGCGACGAGAAATGAAAGAATCTGTTGTCGTTACAGTGACAAAAGAACGCTCAGAGTATGTCGACACAGGAGATGGAAAGCCGAGAAAGAAAACAGTCAAAGAAGAAGTTCCTCAAATCGTTGAGATTCCTGCAAAGCTTTCTGATGCAAATAAAGCTGCGGAATTACTTGGAAAAAGATATTCGTTATTTACGGATAAAGTTCAAGCAGAAATCGTAGTTCCTAAGTTCGAAGGAGAAGATGAACTTGAAGACTAAGACTATCAGGTTACCTGAAATAGTAGGGAAAGGATATAAATCCTATTGGAACTTCAGAGGACGTTATGCTGCATGCAAAGGTTCTCGTGCTTCTAAGAAGTCAAAAACAACTGCATTGCGCATCATATACAACATGATGAAGTATGATAAGTCGAACACATTAGTTGTGCGTAAGACTTATCGAACACTTAAAGATTCGTGCTTCACGGATTTAAAATGGGCAACAAGAAGATTAGAGGTTGAACACTTATGGGAATTTAAATATTCGCCTTTGGAGGCAACATATCTTCCAACTGGGCAAAAGATTCTCTTTAGAGGGCTTGATGATCCGTTAAAAATAACTTCCATTACTGTAGATTATGGGTTTCTATGTTGGGTATGGCTCGAAGAAGCTTATGAAATAACGAGCGAAAAAGACTTTGATACATTGGATGAGTCAATTCGTGGTGAGTTACCGCCTTATCTTTGGAAACAGTGGATGATTACATTCAACCCGTAGATTTTGCGGCATATAAAAGTGATTTTATATGAAAACCCCTTTAATTTTTGGAAAACCCTACTCGAAAGAGAGGGCAATCAAAAGCTAAGTTTTATTTTCGTTTGTTGCTTGGAATGGAAATAAAAAAAGTTTAACGACTATCCTAACCGCAGTTAATGCGGTTTTTTTAATGGAGTACGCTCAAGTGAGCGGAAATGGGGGGCATCTTGAAAATTCAAGATGGTGATATAGTCTGATCTCATTGGTAACAATGAGCTGCGAAAGCGGTGTAAGATTAACGACCTTACATGAACACAAATGGGAATGAACACCACTGGCTTAAAAAAAGATTCTTTGATGCCAAGGATGACCCTGATATATTAGCCATCACAACCAATTATAAGTGTAATGAATGGCTAGATGAAGCCGATTTAAGATTGTTCGATAACATGAAGGAGAAAAATCCTAGGCGATATCAAGTTGCAGGATTAGGAAATTGGGGTATTGTTGATGGATTGGTTTATGAGAATTGGAAAGAAGAAGAATTTACACTAGATCAGGTCATTGACTGTGAATCTGTAAATGGCATTGACTTCGGGTATACAAATGATCCTGCTGCAGTTTTTATAGGTTTCATTGATACAGAACATAAGAAACTCTATGTTTGGGATGAAATCTATAAAAAAGGACTTTCTAATAAAAGACTTTATGAAGAGATCGAAAGCTCACATTATCAAAAGAAGTCTTTCACGGCAGATTGTGCAGAACCTAAGTCGATTGATGAGCTTAGGGGTTATGGTCTTCGTGTTGAAAAATCACAAAAGGGAAAGGATTCCATTACACATGGGATTCAATATATTCAAGATTTCGAAATCATCATTCATCCTAGATGTGTTAATTTCATAACTGAAATTGGTAACTATACATGGGATGAAGATAGATTAGGAAACAAAATAAATCGTCCAATTGATGATTTTAACCATTTAATGGATGCAATGCGTTATGCAGTTGAAAAATATACATTTGGACGAGTTAAATTAAGGACATTTAAAGGAGGTATTTAATGAACGCATACATTATTAAACCGGATACGATATTTAAGCTATCTGACGATAAAGACATCCTTAACATCGAAGTGTTGAATGGATTGATAACAAAACATAAATCATTAATAACAGACAGGTATAAAAAGCTATACGACGCCTATATTGGCGATTATCCGATCTTACATCAAAAAGATAAAGAAGCCTATAAACCCGATAACCGTGTGGTGGTCAACTTTGCGAAATACATTGTTGATACATTCAACGGTTTTTTTATTGGCGTTCCGATCAAAGTGTCATCTAAGAAAAAAGAAATTGATGATTATATCAACTTGCTAGATAAATACAATGATCAGGACGATAACAATGCAGAACTATCTAAGATTTGTAGTGTTTTTGGAAAAGGATATGAATTGTATTTTAATGACGATTATGGAAATCTAGGGATTACCTATTTAGATCCAAGAGAAGGTTTCATGGTTTATGATGAATCAACAGTTCAGAAGCCTAGATATTTTGTAACTTATCAGATTGTAGACGAGGTTATGCGTGGATATATCTACGACAAAACATATAAATATGAGTTCAACGATAAAGGTGGCCTTCATGTGTTTAATGGCATAGAGCATGGATTCAACGATATTCCTGCAACCGAATTTATTGAGAATGAAGAGCGTATGTCTATTTTTGAATCAACATACAGTTTGATTAATGCCTACAACAAAGCAATGTCAGAAAAAGCAAATGATGTTGATTACTTTTCAGATGCCTATTTAAAAATCTTAGGTCCGAAAGTAGAAGATTCAGATTTGGTACACATTCGTGATAATCGAACAATTAACTTTGAGTCAATGGATGGAAGCGGTGATGGAATTGTAGTTGATTTCATGTCAAAGCCAAATGCAGATGCAACACAGGAAAATCTGATCAACAGATTAGAGCGTTTAATCTTCCAAAACTCAATGGTTGCCAATATTAACGATGAGAACTTTGGAACGTCATCAGGTATTGCATTGAGATATAAGCTTCTTTCTATGTCAAACCTTGCAAAAGCGAAAGAGCGAAAGTTCACATCTGGAATGAATCGTAGATATCGTGTCTTATTTAGTAATGCAATCACACATCGTTCTGAAAACGACTGGCTTGAGGTTGAATACAAGTTTACACAAAATTATCCTGCAAACTTATTAGAAGAAGCACAGACTGCTGCACAATTATCAGGAATCGTGTCTCACGAAACCCAGTTGTCGCTTATCTCGGCAGTTGAAGATACGAATGCCGAAATGGAACGTATCAAAAAGGAAGATGAGAACGATATGGTAGAAACTGAAAACCGAATCTTCCAATATGACGAGGATTCACAAAACGATGAGCAGTAATACATATTGGCGAGATCGTGAACTGGAATGGAAAAAGAAACGTTTAAAAGATGAAAAGCAATATGCGGATGAGATACAAGAAATATATGCAAACATGATGGATTCGGTTGAAAAGGAAATCGAATCCTTTTTTGTTCGCTATGCATCAAAAGAAGGTATCACAATGTCGGAAGCCAAAAAGAAGGTGTCTAACATAGATATCAAAGCATATCAAAGAAAAGCTAAGAAATATGTAAAGGAAAAGAACTTTTCAGATGAAGCCAATGAACAGATGAGACTTTATAACTTGGCCATGAAAGTCAACCGATTGGAGCTTTTAAAAGCAAACATCGGATTAGAACTTGTGGCAGGCCATGATGAATTGAAGTCGTATACTGGTGATAAACTGGAAGGAGCCTATTTAGAAGAAATCAAACGCAATGCTTCTATCTTAGGCAATACAGTGATTGACAATGCGAAGATGGCCAAAACAGTAGCAGATTCGTCTTTTAAGAACGCAACCTTTTCAGAACGAATTTGGGTAAATCAAGACCAGCTAAAAAACAGTTTATCCAGTGTTCTATCCAGTGCATTGATTCAAGGCAAGAATCCTAGAGAGTTTATACCTCAGATACGAAAGAAATTCGATGTATCAAGATGCAATGCAGAAAGATTGTTGCGAACAGAAATTGCACGAGTTCAAACACAAGCACAGGCAGAATCTTATGAAGCTAACGGAATAGATGAGTATGAATATGTAGCCTGTGGCTTAAAAGATGTGTGTCCATTGTGTAAAGAAGTGGATGGTAAAACATTCAAACTTAAAGACATGGAAATAGGCGAAAACGCTCCACCTATGCATCCGAATTGCCACTGCGCAACGGCACCACATTCAGACCGTAAGGAGTATGAAAAGTGGCTAGATGGCCTAGCAAATGGAGATCACAGTTTAAGGTTTGACGAGTGGAAAGAAAGACAATCAGATAAAAGCAAAAGCTTTTTAATGTCAAAGGTAAAAAGTAAACTCGCGGAAGCATCAAATGATAAGCGTTATGCCGATTTATCCACAGAATGGAAGAATGATTTTAATATTGAGATAGACGAGTCTGTAAAAGAACTAAATTACTCAAGTGTTTCAAGAGCGCTTAAAAGCTTAAGAAACATGCTAAATCAATATCCAGAAATCAATAAATATGTAAATCGTATATCAACTTCATATAATGGAGCAATGGTGTTTAGACCAAGTAAAAACGACATTAGCTTAAATCCTGAGTATTTTAAAGGCCCCGATGCCTATAGCAAACTTATAAAAGAGCAGGTAAGAAAAGGTTATTGGATAAAAGGGACAACAATTGAAAGTGATATGGTGCATGAAGCTGCTCATGTTTTAGAATTCGTGTTTTTGAATAGGAATATTAATTATAAGAATACGTTGCAAAAGGAAAATGCATGGAACAACTGTAACGAATCTGAAAAAATAGTTCTAGAAGCCTTTAATAATCTTAGAGCAAAGGGTATAATTAAAGGGAAAAAGTTAAGCAGATTGATTGACGACATTTCGAGATACGCATCCGAAAGTTATTCAGAAACTATGGCAGAAGCTTTTAGTGATTGTTTTATAAATGGCAATAGTGCTCATGAAATATCAAAAGAAATCAAACGATTAGTAGATATTAAGCTGAGGAGGTAAATAATCATGCATTTGGCGCCAATTTGGGACCCTTATATTGACAGGGAAAAGTCAACAATTAAAAAAAAGGTATTAAAACCGGATACTCCACAAGAAATTAAAGAAGCCTTTGAAAAGCATCAAGAAGAATTGAAAAAACCGGTCAAGGGTTATGTAGATAAGTAGTTAAATCAAAAAAAATAAGGTGATGAATATGGAACCTAATAGACCATTAATTATTCCAAAGGAACTAATGAGTCCTGATGCAGAAACAAAGAAAAATTGGGATTTATTTGATGATATGCTTAAGCAAACGGAAGAATTGATTAAATCAGGAAAATTGGATTAAGTTTAATATTGAATAAGCCGATAAGTGTCGGCTTTTTTACTTATAGCGAAAGGAGATACTATTATGGCTAGTAATGATATGCAGGTATTGATGTACAAGATTTTAAAGTATTTATATGAATGTATGAAACTTGGTAAAGAAGCAAGGCTAGAAGACTTTTCATATAATTCCAAACTCTTTGATATCCCTAAAAACTATTGGTTGGAAATTATTTGCACATTAGTAACCCATGGCTACATCAAAGGATTTAAGGTATATGAGAACAAGTATAAGGATGTTAAACTTTATATAGAAAACGACCCGCCATTCAAGATTACCTATGAAGGTGTTATCTTTTTGGAAGAAAACAGTGGCATGAAAAAAGCATCTGAATTTGTAAAAGATTCTTTTAACGTCGTGCTATCTTCTTTGTTGGGTGTTATTCTATAGAAAAAATATGACATATTTATGGTCACTCAAACGAGTGGCCTTTTATTATGCAAGGGAGTGATACTATGTGATAAGAATTAAGATTAAACAGACAAAACGTGATTGCTTGATTGAAGTACATGGCCATGCGCATTACGCTCCAATAGGAAAAGATATCGTCTGCAGCGCTATCTCAGTACTGTTTGCGACATTGGCCAATTCAATCGACGAAACATCCGATGCACTTTGCAGATATTACGAACCTGATAAAGATAGCAAGACGTTGTATATCTCAGGACTAGATCTTGCTGGAGAATTAGCAATAAATTTCTTCAGAATTGGATGCAAAGGCACAGAAGAAGCATATCCTGAATGTGTGGAATTGAGAGATGTGTAATCACAAATATTTGGAGCGTGTCGAAAAAGTTTATTTTGACAAGTGACTAGAGTGCATCGTTGAAGTACGTAATCAACGGTGCATTTTTTGTGGAAAAGCCAAGACTTACAAAGCCTACATATCCACATTACCAAACAAGACCAAGCATTCACGTCGTTAAACTGTATGGGTTATAGGCCAAGCATTTAAGCCTTAAAAAGATATGGAAAATGACAAGCAAAGTCAGAAAAATAGGAGGAAAAATATTTATGAAAAAATTCAATGACAGACTACCTTTTTGCTTACAACTTTTTGCAGATGAAACTTCAAATGAGAATGAGAGTACAGAAACAAAAGATACTCAATCAACTGAAGGGCAAGACAACCAAGAAAAAGACAAATCATCTGAAAAGAAATATTCAGATAAAGATTTGGATGCGATTCTTGATAAACGGTTCGCACGTTGGAAAGCCGATCAGGAAAAAGAAAAAAAAGAAGCTAAGCGCTTAGCCGACATGAATGCTCAAGAACGAGCAGAAGCAGAACGTGACAAGGTACAAAAAGAGTTGGATGAATTGAAAGCAAAAAATGCGATTGCAGAAATGACAAATGAAGCACGCAAAATGTGCACAGAGCACAATATTAACGTTGGTGATGACCTTTTATCTGTTCTAGTTAATCAAGATGCAGATAAAACAAAGAAAGCGGTTGATGCATTCGTTAAGATGTTTGAATCTGAAGTAGAAAAAGCAGTTAAAGAAAAACTGAAAGGCAACGGTCCTAAACGTGGAGGTTCAAACAAAGGGGTGACTCGTGAATCAATCTTGAATATCACTGATCCAATGGAAAGACAACGCATGATTGCGGAAAATATGGATTTATTCCAGTAATAGAAAAAGGAGAACTAACATATGAAAAAAAATTATAAAGGTATGAACTTGCAAATGTTTGCAGCACCTACAGGATTAACAGGAGCAGATAACATCCAGGTGAGAGCACACGAAATTGATTTTGTTACTAGTTTTGGAAAGAATATCCAAGCTTTATTGGATGTATTAGGAATCATTCGCCCAATTCGTAAAGCAAATGGTTCAGTTTTAAAAACAAAGAAAGTAACAGGAACATTACAGGATGGAAAGGTAGCAGAAGGTGAATCTATTCCATTAAGCGAATACAAAGTTGAAGAAGAAGTATTCGATACAATTCGAATCGAGAAATTCCGTAAAGCCGTATCTATTGAAGCAATTGCAGAAAAAGGTTTTGAAGCTGCAGTATCTGATACAGATGAACAATTCCGTATTGATTTACAAGATAACATCACTAATCGCTTATATAAACAGTTGAATTCAGGTAGCTTAGTAGGGCATGAAGCAACTTGGCAAATGGCAATCGCAATGGCAATCGGTAATGTTAAACACAAATTCCAACAGATGAAACGAAATACTACTGGTATTGCCGTATTCGTCAACACATTGGATGCTTACCGCTATTTAGGAGAAGCTAATGTATCTATGCAGACTGCTTTCGGTTTAACATACATTAAGAGCTTCTTAGGAGCAGATATTGTATTCTTAACAGACCGAGTAGCAGAAAAAACAGTAGTAGCCACTCCAATGAACAACATCATTGCATATTACGTAGATCCAAGTGATTCTGAATTTGTAAAAGCAGGACTTTCATATACTACAGACAGTACTACTGGTTTCTTAGGATTCCATGTAGAAGGAAACTATGATCGTGCTATTTCTGATATGTTCGCAATCATGGGATTACGTTTAATGTGTGAATACCAGGATGCAATTGCACACTTTGCAGTAGGTGATGCTGATACTCAAACTTTACGTGATTTAACATTGACTGCTTCTGAAGGTGAAGAATCAGGAACTACAAAAGTAGCAGTTGCAGAACAGTTACAATCCATGAAGAACAAATTCAAATATAAGGTTGGAGCTTCTGAAGATACTGTTGCTTATGGTGCAGATGTAAAATCATGGAAGAACTTCGAAGAAGGAGCAGATATTAAAGCAGAAGCAACTAATCACTGTACTGTGGTAGAATGTGATCAAAACTATAAAGCAGTTTCAAAAGGCGATGTAGTTGTTGATTTAAAGGCATAGGTGATTGAATATGTCGACAACAACCGTATTAAATGATGTAAAACTGCTTCTTGGTTTGCAAACTGATGATGAAAAGCTAGATACCATTGTAAGACTTACGGAAAGTCGACTCAAAGCGCTTCTAAGCGTCCAAATCATACCTGACGAACTAGAATATATCATTACTGAAGTGTCCATCAAACGCTTTAATAGGATTGGTTCTGAGGGTGTTCAAACACATTCAGTTGAAGGGGAGTCAATGTCATTTAATGATGATGACTTCTCTTCTTTCTCTTCTGAGATTCAATCCTGGAGAGATGAGCAAGCCAATCAAAATAAAGGAAAGGTTCGGTTCTTATGAGGTACGATAAACCTATTTACTTTCAAAGGTTTGTGCAAGGTTCTTATAACAAGAACACAGGCAACTATGAAGATGGTTCACCTGTAGAAGAAATGGTAATGGCTTCCGTAATGGATACAAAAACACAAACTATGATGCAGATATACGGACAAATCAGACAAGGTAGCCTTACTTGTCATATACAGAACATCTATCAAAAGCCTTTTGATCATATTCGAATCGGTACAAAAAAATACAAAGTTGATTATTCAAGAAGACTCCGTACAAAGGAGTCTTTTATTCTGTCTGAGGTGCAATAGATGGCAAAAGTTGAAATAAGAGGATTAGACAAACTGCAGAAGAAGCTAAAAAAGAATTGTTCTTTGGAAGATGTGAAAACAGTGGTCAAACAAAACGGTATAGAATTGCAAAGTAAAACTGTTAGCAATGCAGTGTTTACAAAAGGGTATTCAACAGGAGCAACCAAAAGAAGTATCAGAGGTGAAACACGTGATGGTGGATTCACATATGCAGAAGGGGCAACAACACATTATGCACCTTATGTTGAATTTGGAACACGTTTTATGGATGCACAACCATTTGTTAGGCCAGCGTTTAAACAACAAGTACCAGTCTTTAAGTCAGACATGAAAAAGCTAGTTAAGTAGGTGATGATATGGATTCTCAGCAGGAATTATTTAGTACATTACTAGTGCAATTAAAAAAAGAGTTAAAGAGTAAAGAAATTAGCGTGTATGATACGTTCCTTCCATGTGAAGGGACACCATATCCGTATGTTTATATCGGTAGCAGCCAACTTGTTGATGATTATGGAAATAAAACAATGATTCTAGGCACTATCACGCAAGTTGTGGATGTTTGGCACAACAATCCTAGGAAGCGTGGAGAATTGTCTGAAATTATGCAAATCATTAAGAAAGTGGCTAGACAAATTAACCACACAAACAATTTTGCTTTTATGATCCAAAATATCAACCAACGGATATTGTCGGATTCAAGTACAGGGGCACCATTGATGCATGGTGTTCTTGAGTTGGATTTCAAGATTACAGGAGGAAATAATGAAATTTGATTTACAAATGTTCGCAGATGAAGTAATTGAAGCGGTAAATGGTAAGCAGCTTATTTATCTTTTCAGAGTTGCAAAAGATTCAAAGAAAGAAAATGCTAGTGCAATTGCTTTCCCAACAGAAAACGAACGAAACGTTACAAAAGATGCAGATACAACTGCTACAAAAGATGGAACTATTCGTACACCATCAGTGGCAGAAATTGAAATCACATCGACATCTATTATGCCAAAAGGTGATGCAATCATTGATAAATTGGAAAAGGCTATGTTGGCAGATGAATTAGTCGAATGTTGGGAAGTAAACCTAGCGGAAGAAGGAACTGAAACAAATGTCGGTAAGTTTAAAGCCAAATACTACCAAGGATATTTAACAGAATGCTCGATTTCATCTGAAGCAGAAGGCTCTGTGGAAGTTGATTTAACGTTTGGAGCAAATGGAAATGGTGCAGATGGATATGCATCAGTAACTAAAGAACAACAGGAAATCGCATCTTACATTTACAAAGATGTAACTAAAGAAACAGAAAGCGTATAGAACATAGGGGGGCAGAAATTGCCCCTTTTATATTTGTATTTAGAAAGTGAGGACTTTGAATGAGTAAATACATGGAAATTGAAGTAAATGGAGAAATTTATAAACTAGTAGCAGGATTTGGGTTCTTGCACGAGGTAAACAAAAAAGTAACTGTAGATGTACCTAATACAGGCAAGAAAAAAGAAGTAGGCTTGAAATTTATTGTCGCAAGCATCGTGGATGGAGATATTGATGCATTAGCAGATTGCATTTTCTACATGAATGTAGGACAAACACCAAGATTAAAGAAAGCGGATGTCGAAAGTTATCTAGAAGACGTTGATGATATCGACAAAGTTTTTGAGGATGTAATCAATTTTTTATCTCAAGCGAATGTGTGCAAGAAAGAAGTGAAACCACTAGTGAGCACGCAGGAAGCAGAGAAGAAGTAGAAGAAACATTCAATGAATTTTACGAACGTGTCGCTATGACTTGTTTTAGGTATCTAGGATTCAAAAACTTGGATCAGGTAGATAATATTACTCCTTACGAATATCGTCTTTTGATGAAGTCTAAAGAACTTCAAATTGTAGATAAACATTACGAATTACACTTGCAGGCTTATTTGAATATGGCAGCGCAAGCAAGAAGGCGAGCAGGCAAAAAGATGAAACCTGTTTATACGAAATTCGATAAATTCTTTGATTATCAAAAGCAGTTGGACAGAGTTATGGGTATTAAGAAGAAAAGCAAGTTTGATGGTTTAGCACAGTTCATAAAAGAACAAAAGAAGGAGGGATAACAATGGCAGAAAGTTTTAGCGTTGAGGCTATATTGTCGGCAACCGATAAAAACATGACCTCAACAATGAAAAAAGCTTTAGGAGCGTGTGAATCATTTGGCGATAGAGTTAAATCTATTGTGGCTGGCGTTGGTGTAACAAAGGTTATTGGCGCAACAATGAACGTTCTAAGCTCATCTTTTGATGGTGCTATAAACAGATTTGATACCATGCAATCCTATCCAAAAGTAATGAAGTCTTTGGGGTTCGAAGTTGAGCAATCTCAAAAGAGTGTTGCAAAGTTAAATCAGTCAGTGCAAGGCTTACCAACGAGCTTGGCGGATGTCGTTACAACATCTAAATCATTGGCAGCCGTTACAGGTAATATTGACAAGGCAACGGATACTACAATCGCATTGAACCATGCGTTTTTAGCAAGTGGATCTAGTTCTGAAGATGCATCACGTGGATTACAACAGTATTCACAGATGCTTGCTAAAGGTACAGTAGATATGCAATCATGGAGAACATTACAGGAAACAATGGCACCTGCATTGACAAAGGTTGCAAAAAAACTGGGTATTGCGAGTGGAAATACAAATGAATTGTATGAAGCATTGCAGAACGGAACTATTTCATTTGACCAGTTAAACGATGCAATGATTGAATGTGATACTGAAACAGGTGGATTTGCAGACACTGCATTAGAAGCTTCTAAAGGTATCAAAACATCCATGACCAACATCAAAAGCGCAGTGCAGAACCTTGAACAAGGATTCATGTCTGCAATGAATAATATGTTGAAATCAAAAGCTATGGGAGGATTGGTTGATAATCTAGAAAAGATTAAATCTAAAATCTACGATTTCAGAAATTCAATCATGGAAACTAAGGACGATGGTTTGACATGGGATTTTAAACCAGGAGTCATGGAGAATGTATCAAAAGCTATGGATTGGCTAGCAGACAGGGCAAACAATGCAAAAGCTATGATCCAACAATTCTATGATGGCTTTATGAAAACAGATGCAGTACAAAACGCAATCACGATGTTCGATAAAATCAAAGATGCTATCGGTAATGTAATGGATAAGTTACAAGACAGTAAAGTCTTTGAACAGTTAGGACAAGATATTGGAAATATCATTGCAAAAGTAGAAGATGTAACTGGTAAAATTGCGGACTTTGTAGCAAATCTTAAAACAGAAGATGTTAAGAAATTTGCGAGTGCAGTTAAATTGTTAGCCGGTGCATTTGTTGGAGTAAAAGTTGGTAGCAAATTAACTAGCACAATCAAGGGAGTTGTTGGCTCTGCACAGAGTGGCTATTCAAAGCTAAAGTCAATCATGGATAAAATCAAAGGCGTTGGAGGTACAGAAGGTGCTCCAACATCTAGCCCATCTTCAAGTGGTGTATCTGATATTGGAAATGCAAGTATACAAACTGCACAAAAAACATCTAAAGCAGCTCAGATTATTAATTCAGCATTTGAAGGAATTTCAAATGTTATTTCTTCTGTGTGTGAAGGAGCGAAAGGAATCATTACCGGCCTAGGAGATGCAATCAGTAATGTATTCGAAGGACTTGGAAATGGAATCAAATCCGCGTTAGAAGGAGTCGGTACTGTTATTGAATCATTTGGTACTGCAATCAGTACAGTAGCGCAAGGAATCGGCCAGGGTTTAGCAACTGCATTTACAGGTTTAGGAACTGCGATTGCAATGGTACCGCCAACTACATGGTTAGCGTTGGCAGCAGCTATTCTTGCCACTGGTGCTGCTATGGCATTAGTCGGTTCACAAGGTGAAGGCTTGCAAATGGTTCTCGAAGGTGTTGCAGATGTTGTCTCTGCTTTTGGCCCAGTTATTAAAGATGTTTTTGAAGGGATTTCAAATGTGATTCAATCATTTGGTGAAACAGTAAGTGGAATCTTAAATTCAGTATCAGGAGTGATTAAATCTATTGGACAGTCTGCATTAAATGCAGGTAAAGGTTTCAAACAACTAGCAAATGGAATCAAGATTATTACGAGCCTTAACTTAATTGATATGGGAGCTAGTCTAGGAGCGGTAGCAGTAGGAATTGGAGCTATTGCAACTGCATCAAGTGGAATGGGCGATATTGGTGCTCAAATGATGGCGTTAGCAACCGCATTAACAATGATCGTATCAACTCAAGCAGGTATTGAATCATTATCGGCAACAATTCCATCATTATCAGATGCTTTAAGCTCATTAAGCGGAATTTCAGAACCATTAACAGTTGCAAGTGGAGCAATGACTGCATTTGCAGGAGCTATTGCACCTATTGCAAGCTCAGTAATGGCTACCGCAACAAGTATTGCGATGTTAGTTACAGTAGCTTCAACAATTAGCAGTGCATTTACAAGTGCATCTAGTGCATCAGTAACGTCTATTAACGCGATTGTTACCGCAATGACAAATGCAGAAGCAAAAGCAACGACATCAGGAACCGCAATGGGAACTAACTTTACTAAAGGGTTAGGTAGTGGTCTTAAAACAGGTGTATCAGTTGCAAAAAGTTCTTGTCAATCAATTATATCTGCATTTAATTCATGTCAATCACGAGCAGAATACTGTGGTCGTATGATTGGTCAAGGATTGGCAAACGGATTAAGAGCAAGCGAAGGTTCTGTTAGAGCAGCGGCCGCTAGTTTAGCAGCTGCAGCTGATGCAGCAATTCAAGCAAAAGCTAAAATCGGTTCTCCATCCAAAGTTACTAGAAAAGATGGTATGTGGATTGGTAAAGGCTTTGTTCTAGGCCTTGAATCAATGTATTCTGACGTAAAAAGAGCTTCAGAGGATTTATTATATCTTCCAATGGTAGATGCTCCTAAAATGGCTTTTGGAGGGGTCGTAAGCGACATGAATCCTGAGTACGAATACACAAGCAATGCTCAATTAACGATTGAAACACCACTTTATATCAATGATCGTGAATTTGCACGTGCAACATATAGAGCGAATCAGAATGAGTTTGATAGACACTCTAAATTCAACGAAAGATTGCGAGGTAACAAGTAATGTATGCATTTGTAGATACAGTGAACAGTGGCATTGTCGGTACTAACCTACCGACAGAAGCCATGTCATATAATGGCGTATATTTAGAAAATGAAATTGATGGTTATCGAACACTTTCTGTAACAGGTCGTGAGTTAATGGAATCAGAAGTTACGGATCAAGAAATTGATGGAATGGATGGTTCTTATTACAGATATAAAACCACACCTGCAAGAACGATTACTGTTAAATATCAATTGAGAGCTGGAGGAAGTAGAGAATTTCGTGATGCTTTCAATAAAATGAATAAATTGTTGAGTGGTGAGCAAGTAAAAGTCATTTTTAACGATGAAAGCGATAAGTATTTCATTGGAACAAAGACTTCAAATACACAGGTTGATGGCGGAAGCAACAACGTTATAGGTGAAATCGAAATCTATTGCTCAGATCCATGCAAATATTCAACTACAGAAAAAGAATTTACTGCTATTGATGATGTTTTGAATATTGTAAATGAAGGTACAGTGCCTGTAAGTATTGATTATGATGTTCAAATGACATCTGAAACAGGATATATTGGTTTGGTATCTGAAGAAGGAATTATGCAGTATGGCAAAATTGAAGAATTAGATGGCGAAACATACAAACAAAGTGAATGGTTAGCATCTATTGATGATTTTTATAAATGTTCAGATGATGTTGGCGGTACTGATGTAATGCATCCAAGTTATGGAACAAATGGAACGCTAGCCGAACACACTTGGTTTGATAAAAAGTTTATTGGATTAGGTTCTGCTGGAACTAAAAAAGGAAATGCAAATGGAGGTTTAAGAACATTTGTGTTACCTGCAGATTCAAGTGGAGATAAGAGTGGCGCTCAGAACTTCTATTGTTGGTTTCATTTATGCTTTTATGCCGGCCTAATGGGACAGACTGGTGAAATGTGTATCAACTTCTTGACTGAAGATGACAAATTGATTTGTGGTTGTAACTGGTATAAGACTGATGCAATTGGAAATACAGGGCATTATGAAATCTTAGCCAATGGTAAAGTGTTGAAAAACTGGCAATTTACAACATCACATTTACAAGCTCAGAATCCTTTTTATTACAAATGGGGAAGTTGCGACGTTTTAAAAGAAGGAGCAAACATAAGATTCTTCTTCTGGGCAAGATACTACAACTTCTACATTCCTGAGATTGAAAATATGAAGTGTGCAAAGATTCAAATTGCAGTGAAACAATGGGGTGATAGAGGTGGTAATAAGTTCATGAGTATGATAGGTTTTGATGTTATCGACTTTGAAAAGATGAATGTCGAAAAATGGAAGGATATTCCTAATAGATACCCTAGCGGAACAAATATCACAATTGATGGTAAATCATCTCATGTATATGTGAATGGAATGGCTAGATTGGAAGATGAGGTGTTAGGTACTCAGTACTTCAAAGCGCCAGTCGGAACATCAGAAGTTAAAGTTACGTGCTCAGAATGGACAAAATCTCAACCGATTGTAAAAGCTAAAATAAGGGAGGCATGGTTGTAATGGAACAAATTAGAATAGCGGTATTAAGTCCTTATAATAAGGTATTAACTTTTCTAGACAACACTGTGCCTAGTGCTATGCATTATTTTGATGAGATTTTGCATACGTATTTAAAAGGTTCGGCATATACATTTGAATTTACAACGATGACTGCACATGATGATGCAGTCTTTTTAGTTGAAGGAAACAAGCTAAGTTTTAAACGCAAAGGTAAAGACTATCATTTAACGATCATGAGTGTCGAAAAAGGTGGTGATACTACAAGTGTTACCGCCTATGGTCTTTGCCTTGAATTAACAAACGAGTATGTAGGCGAATATAAAGCTACTAGACCAATGGAAATCATTGAATATATCCACTCATTTGGATTTGAGCAAGCTTTTGTTGTCGGTAAGAATGAAGTGAGAAACAAACATCTTACGCACGAATGGACAGGTACAGATACAGTACTTGCAAGACTGTATTCAATCGCAAATGTATTTGATGCAGAATTAGAGTTCGTAACTCAATTGAATGATGATTACTCTTTGAAAAATGTTGTATTGAATATTTATCGTGCTCATTCAGATTCAGTTCAAGGCATGGGAACAGATAAACGCAGTACGATCTTGAGATACCCAAACAACATTTACGGAATCACTAAAACAAGTGATATTACTGAGTTATACACTGCAATCAGGCCTATAGGAACAAATGGATTGCAATTGAACTCAATCAGTGGTCGAGTTATTAGAGATGCAAATGGAAATGTTTTGTATAAAGTTCAAGGTAACAATATACTAGCGCCTCAAGCTAGAGATAGATTTCCTTCAACGCTGATCACAAATCATTCAAATGATATGTACGCAGTGCAAATTTGGTCTTATGAAACTGAAAATGTAGAAACATTGTATGGTCAAGCTTTGGCACAGTTGAAAAAGAACTGTGTCCCTAAAGTTACATACGATGTTGACGCATATATTGATGGTGATATTGGTGATACATTCACAATTGAAGATGCGGAGTATAGTCCTACATTGTATTTAGAAGCACGAATCACAGAGCAAGAGATTTGTTTCACGGATTCCGAGAAGTGCAAGACTATTTTCGATAACTTTGAAGAAAAGCAATCACAGATTAGTTCGGCTTTGATTAGTGAAATGAACAAGATGATTGAACTGAAAAAGGTTTATGAAGGCTCAATCGTGTCTTCAAATGGAGTTTTGTTTAAGACAGATTCAGATTCAACTAAATTGACTGCATTGGTAAAGGATGATGGTGTTGATATTACATCTAAGTATTCAATCACATGGTTCAAGGATGATGTACAAATATCAACAAACCAAACAATCACAGTTAGTGCCTCAGATCTATCAGAAAAGGCCGTGTATCGCTTTAAAGCTATGAGTGGTGAAATACTTAAAGCAACTGCAGAAGTAACTGTAATGCGTTTACAAGACGGTCAGAATGGAACTAGTGCTTATGTGCATATTGCCTATGCCAACAGTTCAGATGGTCGTGTTGATTTTAGTTTGACAGATTCAAATCGTAAATTTATTGGTCAGTATTCGGATTCAAAGCAGTATGGTTCTGATGATCCAACAAAATATAGATGGTCGGTAATTAAAGGTGAAGATGGTCAGTCATTTGTGAGTGCCGAAGAACAGTTCTATTATTCGACTTCTCAAACCGAATTAATCGGTGGTGAGTGGTTTGTTGGTAATGTGGTTTATCAAAGTGATAAGTTTCTATGGAAACGTTGGAAATGTACGTATGCTAATCCAAGTGAAATCAAGTATACCAAAGCTATTTTTGACAACACTTGGAATGAAATTGATGCAAAAATCGGTGAGATTCATACACAAGTGTCAGAAGCTAACAATCAATCGAAAGAAGCAGTTGATAAGGCAACGCAAGCTCAAACGACTGCAAGTAAAGCGAATGAATTGGCTAACGCTGCTAACACTCAATCGAGTGAAGCTAAGCAACTAGCACAAGATGCGAATACAAGCACTGGCAAAGCTCAGAAACAGATTGATGCAATTAAAGGTGATATTACTGATTCAAAGAAACAAATTCAAAGTGCGGTTGACCAAGCAAATGCAAATGCTAAAGAAATCAATTCAGTAAAAGAAACGTATGCTACAAAAGTTGATTTAACTACTGAATCAAAAACAATTCATGCAGATGTTACAACAGAAATTGAAAAGAAAGTCGGTGAATTGTCGACTACAGTTTCACAGACTTATGCTTCTAAGAGTGATTTAACAACGCTTGAAGGAAGTGTTAACACTCAATTCAAACAAACTGCAGATACAATATCAACTCATGCTAGTTCTATTGAAAAATTGCAATCAGATACAACTCAAGTTCAGAAAGATATTACTGATGCGACTAAAAAAGCGTCAGATGCTCAAACTCAAGCTAGTACTGCATTAAGTAACGCTCAGAGTGCTCAAACTCTAGCAGATGAAGCGAAGAAAAAAGCAGACAGTGCTCAATTAAATTTAGATAGTGCTAACAAAGAGTTAGCGGATGCAAAAGCGAATTTAGAGACAGTTACAGGTCGTGTAGATGCAAGTGAAAAAGAGATTACCGATGCAAAAACTAGGTTAACAAGTGCAGAGGCAAATGTGACACAGGCTCAGAAAGATGCAACTACTGCTCAAAACAATGCTCAAACTGCAATAAATAATGCTAAGAACGCACAATCAACTGCAGATACTGCTAAAGCTAATGCAGAGCAAGCTCAGAAAGATTTGAACGCTTTAACAAATCGTGTTACCAAAACTGAAACTGCAATTAAACAAAATTCAGAAAAAATAACAATACAAGCCGAGTCTGTAACAGAGATTAAAGGAATTGCGAGCAGTGCAAACAGTAATGCATCAAGTGCATTAAATAAAGCCAATAGTTTAACTGATCGTGCTAATAGTGGTGAGTTCGATGGTCGCGGTGTTGCAAGTGCAATTGTTGAATATCAAGCTTCTACTTCTGGAACTACTGTACCTACTGGAACTTGGGTTAAAGATATTCCTACTGTTGCTCAAGGCTCATATTTATGGACAAAGACTACAACTAACTATACAAGTGGTACTCCTACTGTTGGATATTCTGTAGCTCGTATGGGTGTAAATGGTGCGAAAGGTGACAAAGGCGAAACTGGACAAACAGGTCCACAAGGACCACAAGGCTTGAAAGGCGATACGGGTTTGCAAGGTCCCAAAGGTGCAACAGGTCCTCAAGGTGCTACTGGGCCTCAAGGCCCTAAAGGAGCTGATGGAAAATCTCCAACTGTATCTGTTAGTAAAAGTGGAAACACTACAACTATTACAGTGAACAATCCTGATGGCACAAAAACTAGTCAAACTGTAAAAGATGGAACAAATGGGACTCCTGGTAAAGATGGAGCTACAGGAAAAACAACATATTTTCATGTTAAGTATTCAAATGATGGTGGTAAAACATTTACTTCTAATTCAGGAGAAACTGTAGGTGATTACATTGGTACTTATACAGATTTTGTTGAAGCTGACTCTACTTCAGTTTCAAGTTATACATGGGCCAAAATAAAAGGAGCTCAAGGAGATAGAGGATCCACTGGTGCCACAGGAGAACGTGGACCGCAAGGAGTACAGGGATTAAAAGGAGATGTTGGTCCACAAGGACCTCAGGGATTGAAAGGTGATAAAGGCGCTACCGGAGCTCAAGGTCCTCAAGGTATTCAAGGTCCGCAAGGAGTCCAAGGTGTCAAAGGAGCGACAGGTGCTCAAGGGCCGACTGGTCCTACTGGTGCGACTGGTACTGGTGTAGCTAGTATGACTCAACAATATTACATGAGCGATTCAAAAACTACTCAAACTGGCGGCTCATGGGTTGAATCAATGCCAACGTGGTCAAATGGTAAATATTTATGGACTCGGTATAAAGTCGTTTATAAGAATCCTGCTTCAACGACTTATACAACACCAGTTTGTGATAGTTCATGGGAAGCAGTAAATGAAGAAACTATTAAGCGACAATCTGCAATTGAGACTAAAGCAAATGAAATCACAAGTAAAGTATCAGAAACTTATGTATCAAATTCAGCGCTTGAACATTATCAAAAAGATGTAGAATCTAGATTTACACAAACAAATAAGAATTTTACTTGGACACTTAACCAAAATATTAAAACCACTAAAAATGAAATTGGTAGTCAAATTGATAGTGTAAGTGGTACTTTAAATGGCTTAGCAAATGAAACTGCTGAAATCAAAAGCTACATGAGTTTTGACGGAGATGCATTAACTTTAGGTAAGTCAGGTAATACATTTAAAACTCAAATCACGAATCAGGAGTGGGCAATCTTAAAAGATACTGAAAAGGTAACTTATATTAACAATAAGACCATGTACATTACAGATGGTCAATTTACTAAATCATTGAATGTAGGTGCATTTGGTTTTGTTCCAAGAGAAAATGGCTCTCTTGATTTTAAAAAGATAAGGTAGGTGATTGAATGGCACAATTTAGTGGAAGCATAGGAATAAGCACAGGGCAGACAGATAAGTATTCGTTATTATTGGATGTTTCTGAAAAGTCTTACTCAATTGAAAATAACACATCTCAAATTGAGTGGTGGGTTGGTATTCGTTCAAATACTGCATATCATAATCACTATGGGTTGTCAGAAACGTATGTAGTTAATATCAATGGCACTGTAGTACACAATGCAGTTCATACACCTACAGTCAATAGTGGTGCTACTGTATGGGTAGCAAGTGGAACAACTACTGTATCACACAATGCAGATGGTTCTAAATCTATATCAGTCAGTGCATCATTTAACAATGCAGATAGAGGTACATATTTACCAACGACAGGCTCATGTAGTGGAAGTTTAAAGTTAACGACAATACCACGTGCAACTACTCCTTCAATTGATAAACCGAGTTTAGACTGTGGTGGTGTAATCAAAATCAGTGGTACAAGCGCATCAAGCAACTTTTCACATAAAGTTTATGTAACTTGGAACGGAACAAAAAAACAAATAGGAACAATAGCTAGTGGTACAACATCCCCTAGCTTTTCTTATACCATTCCGACAGATTGGGAAAAGAATATTCCTGATTCAACAAGTGATATTGCTACATTTACATTAGAAACAATCAGTGGTTCAACTTCCGTTGGCTCAAAGTCAGTAAATGCAACTATCAAAGTTAGAAGTAGCATTGTTCCAACGATTGGAACTGTTGGTATTTCTGATACAAATTCAATTTGTGCAGGCATTAGACAATATGTTCAGAATCAATCGAAGTTAAAATTCACGATTGCTACAAGTGGTAATCAAGGCTCAACCATTGCATCGGTATCTACTAAGATTGACGGACAAACATACAATAGTGACACATTTACGACTCGAGTAATTCAAAATAGTGGTAATTTAAACTATACGATTACAGTTACAGATTCACGTGGTAGAACTGTTACCAAGAGTGGTTCAATAAATGTAGTTGCATACAATCCACCAAGTTTAACTAACGTAAGTGCAAAGCGAGCTAACTCAGGCTATGCAGTGGATGAAGTAAGTGGAACATATGCATTGCTACATTTTAAAGTCGGCTTTACAAGTTTATCAAACAAGAATGTAACATCATTCTATATTCAGTATCGAGCAAGCGGTGCTAGTTCATGGGCTAAAATTAATTCATGGGCTAATAACTACACTTTGGAACAAGATTACAAAGCAGGTAATTTATTTACCTCAACAACTACAACGTATGAAATTGCATTCGGTGTTAAAGATAAATTCATGAGTGATTATTCTTGGCAAATTGTAACAGTAACACCTACTTACACGTTGATTAACTTTGGTAAAGATGGAAAATCGCTTACTTTCTTCGGTCAAGATGGTAATAATGCAAACCGATTAACTGTGAATGGCGACTTAGTATCAAATAAATACAAATTCAGTTCAGTGAGTGAAAATACATCATCAACTCACGTGTTGGTGGAGAATGGTAATGAAATTCAATATCGTGATTGGAATAAATTAGTTAATTCAATCAAGAGTGCGATGTATCCAGTAGGCTCAGTTTATATAACTTACAACAATGCCAATCCTGGTACATTCTTAGGTGGCACATGGGAACGCTTTGGGCAAGGTCGAACGCTAGTCGGTGAAGGCACAGGAAACGATGGTAGTACAAGTATGTCCTTTACTTCCAGTAGTGCTGGTGGTGAGTATAAGCATAAATTGACTGTTGAGGAGATGCCTAGCCACAAGCACGCAGTATATATTCAAAACAGTACGTCTAACCCACAAGTAAATGCTCCTAAATGGACTATTGCATTACCTAACAGTTGGAAACAGTATACGTCAGAAACAAAATTGTTTGGCCCAAGTACAGGCCTCAATGGTAATGATGCATCTCACAACAACATTCAACCGTACATTACAGTACACTTCTGGAGAAGGACTGCATAAATTAAGCCGTTCGTCTCCAAAAGAAAACAACTATATATGGTTGTACATTGCTAATAGTACGATCATCAGTCCAATTCAATCGTGATTGTGATGTTTGAGAAGAACCAGCGTTGATTATATATCCGTTTGGAATTACTGATGTTCTATTATAGTCACCATTCTTCGCTCCATCAGGTTTACCTGCATAAAAGGCATTCATATCCCAACCGAATGAAGTGACATGATAGTGAGTATTCTTGTATTTTCCATCAGTTGAATTGGACGTAAAGGACATACATTGACTACTTGTAATAATCACAAAGTAATTCAACACATTTA